ATCTACTTGTTTAGTCGTTTCTTGGGCAGTCTCTTCGACTACTTTTTCATTTTCTTCTTCCATAATATAATATAATAATAATTAATAAATTCTAACTAGGGTCAAACGAACCTAAATCAAATCCTCCACCTAGTATATCATTACCTGCGGACTCAAAGTTTTTAGGTGGTTTTCCACTATTTCTTTGCTCAATCATCTCTGATTGCTGTGTTGCTTGTATTTTTGTTCTTTCGTCTTTACGATCTTCTTTTTGCTTTTCTCTATCTTTCATCCCATCAACCTCAACCCCTTTAAGTTGCATGTTATATTGAAACTCTAACGCCATTAGCTCTTTTTTCATTTGAACCTCTTGCATCATTTTTTGAGAATCAACTTGAGCTTGCATTTGCATTAACTCTGCTTTACCAGCATTTAATGCTTGATTTTTCTGAACATCTGCTTGAGCAGCTGCTTGTGCTGATTGTTGGTTTAGCTGAGCTTGTTGTTGCATGTTTTGCTGTTGAATAGCTTGATCTCTTTCAATTTTCTTTTTTCTACGTATTTTAAGAAGCTGATTAGCTAATCTAACATTTCTTACTTCTCTAAGATCGATAGCATCTTCCAAGTCTATAGTTTGTTGTTGTAAAGCCATTTGAATATTGTTTTCCAAAATTGCTTTTTCTTCTTCATCTGGCATTAACTCTAAAAATATACCAAAGTCATATAAATGAAGGTTTTTCATTTCATCTAAAGTAGCAACATTATGTGTACCTATAGCTTGTATAAAAGCATCTTTAGTTGGTGAGTATTCTATAATATCAGATATTCTAAGCGACAAACACTCTGCTGTTTCAGCTGTTAAAAATAAACCAGCTTGTAATATATGCCTTGTAGCTGTGTTTGAGTTTGCTGCTGCAAGTTTTTGAATACCTACTAAAGCGTTTTTATCTGGCATACCACCATCTCTAGCTTCATTAAGACCGGTTACATCTCTTATCATTTGTAAGTAGTAATTGTAATTACCAATAAGAGCCTGCATTTTATTTCCACCAGAACCTGATGTAATTTCTTGAATAGGTACTTTACCCGGGTTCATGTCACCATCCTGAGTGAATGATCTACCAATAACACTACCTGTTTGGAAGAACATGTTTAAAGCTTCTTGTGGATTATAGTTTGTTCCGTTGCCTAAATCTACCTCAGCTAAACCATCAGCATCTAAGTAAACGCCATCTGGAACCATTCTAGACATTACTTGTTGTAGCTTCAAATGTGTTAATTGAATCATATCAGCAAAACCAGTTACACGTTTTACTAATGAATCAATCTTACCATTATACATTCTAGGTGCTACTATAGCATAATTCATTTTAACCTTAGTAAAATCACTTTTAGGACGCATCATATTTTTAGACATTTCCCATTTAAGTAGTTTATCCGTGCCAAGTATCATTGCACCATCATAAAGGCATTCTATAGATCTTAACATTCTACTATAACCACCTTCTTTATCTTGTGGGGGATTAAAAGAATCGTCTTTAGGTATAATTTTATCAGCGCCAGTTCCAGTTTCTTTAACTTTATAAACCTCGTTCATGTAAGTTTTGTAATTAAAGTACAAAACCTGAATAGTATTGTTATCTTCTTTATCGTAACTGTGTCTTGAGTTGTAGTTAGATCTATTGTTGGATTTATTCTTCATTATATCTTCAAGATCAGTTTCAGATAAATGAGGGAATTGTTTTGCCAGTTCATTTACTGGAATGGTTTTCACCTCACCAACGTAGTAAATATCATCAAAATTAGGGGACTCTGTGTAAGAATATACAAGGTTTGCTGGGTCAACGTAATCTATAACAACTCCCTCTGAAGTGTTAAACGAAGTTTTAACAGCACCTATACCTAACACTGTTAAATCGTAGTAAAACCTTTTCTTTATTAACTCGTAGTTATTACCATCAAACAAAACATTTAAAGCCTGTTCTTCTGCTAGCTCTACTGCTTGCTTATAGCTTAATTGCATGTGAAGAGCTAACTCCTCTTCAGACTCTGGTAACTCTTCTTTTTTATTCTCATACAAATCAACATTAAAATTCTCCATAGCAGCGTCGTTAAACTCTCTACTTTGCATGTCTCTAATTATTGATTCCATATACTCAGTTCGCTTTTCAATACCAAAAGGATCTTGAGAATATGCTTTTATATCGTATGCTCTTTCAGCAATACCATTAACAACTATATCTACAAATTTAGATATAATTGGAACTGGTTTCCAGTCTAAATTTAAATAGGACAAATCACCATTTATAGATAACTCATCCTTATACTTTTGAATAGACTGCTCGCCTCTAGCGTACAATCTTAAATTATGAAAATCATTGCTATTAGCCCCGTACCTATTAGAACCTCTATCATTATTAAACCACTCTTGCTCTATTGCTTTACCTACTTTCAAACCATAATCATAGCTTAGCTTTTCAGCATCACTAACTGTTTGACTCGGGAAATAACTTTTAATGCCAGACTCTGCCATATTTATTATTTGATTATTTGTGAATTGCTTCCAGTATTAGTATACTTGGAAATGTTTATGTTTAGTGGTTGTTTTTCAACCTTAACATTTGGCGCATATAAGTGCCTGTTGTTAGCCATGATAGCTAAACCAGAACTTATCGACGCATCATGCTTTGTTCTTTTGTTTATATCAAACTTTGCCCAATCATTTAATAATTCATTAAAATATAAATCACCAAACGTTCCATCTTGTTTTATACCTACGTGATCTTGTATATACATTTCAATTGCAGCTGCATGAGCTTGTTTAATATCTTCTGAGGAGTTAGGTATACCACCTACTTCTTTTTCTGCTACAGATAATTTATTCCATATCTTATCAGGTCTATTCATGCTAAACCCTCTATATCCTCTACGTCTTAGGTAATACAAGAGACGAGGTTTATTATTCTCTGCGAGTATAGGCATCCCGTAAAATACTAAAGCCATTAGAACGTCCTCAAAGAACATCTCGGCTGTTGGTGGTCTTGACAAGTATTCTAAAAAGAAACTGTTTGCTGGAGCATCTTCCATACTAAACCTAGTCAAGCCGTGTAAAGCTCCTTTTGATCCAACTCCATCCACTGTACCTGATATATCGTAACTATCACAACCAAAAGCACCCATGTGCTCATTACCAGGATACTTAACGCCGTTTTTAAGTATTACCCTGTTTTGTAGCTGCTGAGGTGGAACCCAACTTAATTTAAATCTACCTTTTGGATCTGGATAGAATATTACTTGTGAATCTTTAATTCCATTTACCCATTGAAAATTACCAGTTGTAATCCCTAGAGTTCTAGCCATCTCTTCGTTGTAATCTATCTGCTCGTATAATTTAACTAAGTTAAATATACTGTTTTTAGTTTCATCTCTAAACGCATGCTCTGTAGTTCTAGGAAACTGGCGGTAAAATTCATTTAAAGCATCTTGATCGTCTTTTAAACCATCTACCTCGTTTTGCCAGTTATCTATTACACCTACGTCTATTAATTCACCGTCTGGTGTAAGTCTGTCGATATCAGGGTTAGTAAAGACTGGAATTCCATACTCGTCAATAAATCCTTCATAGTTCCATTCCATTGGGATAAAAAGAGAGTATAAGCCAGACTTTGTCTGACCATTTCTATTTCTTCTCGTGACATCTGAGGCATTGTATAGTTTTTTAAAGTTTTCTCCACCCTTATCTAAAGCATTTGAAGTTGAGCCCATCATACATTTACCAATAATTCTACTACCTAATCGTAAACATGTTTTTGTAACCCTCCAGTTATTTAAAATATTATCGGGTCTCTCCCATTTACCAGATTCATCGTGTACTAGTAACGCTAGTTTTTCACCATCATAGCTATTGTCTCCAGTGTTTTTCCAGTCAATCGTTGTGTCCAAACCTTCGATGTCCTCCATACCATCTGTAGCTGACATCTTTTTCCGTGTAAACTTACTAGCAGGTACTCTATAAGCAAGTTCAGATTTAGGACGATCCATACCATCTTGGATAGGTTTAAAAAAGAAAGGATAATTAATTGATATAGGAACCACTTTGTCCGTAAACATCTTCTTTGCATCTGATCCAGTTTTAGATAATATACCAAATCTACTATCACTTGCAAGAGTGGCTAAATTAACCGTTTCTGCTGACGACATGAAGGAAAATCCAGAACGTCTATTTTTAAGGTAGCACATTCCGTAACATCTCTTATCTGCTTTGCAAGCTTCCCAGAATATATAAAACAATCTATTTGCTTCTCTAAAATCTGGAGCACCTACATCAATTTTACTCCATTGTAAGTACATGTACTGCGTACCTGTTATCCAGGTTGGTTTACCATTATTCGTGAACCAGAATCCTTCTTCTCGTCTTCTAAACTCCTCATCTATATAATCGTACCATTTTTCTTTACTGCTTTCCGGATAGTTTCTCCAATCGAATATATTTTTAATTCTTTGCAACTCCTTGGGATACTCGAATTTCACCCATTTGTTCTTCGGATCTTTATATACTTCTTTAGGAGCTTTTGGTAGCGCAATAACTAGTCCTTGTATTTCTATTATCTCACCTATTTGTCCGTTATGAGATAACACTATAATATCGTGTTCTTTATCGTAACCGTATTTCCACTTTTTACCTTTGTTAAGTCTACTGATAGTAGTTTTCTTAACTGGTTCAACTGTCTTAACTAAATTTTGCTCGTACATTATTTAGATCTACTTTCTGCGAATCCCTTAAAAGTTTTTTCCTTTGTCTCTTCAGGTGTTTTGCCATCAAGCAAGTTTTCTTCTTCTTCAATTCTGTTAAGTATCTCAAATGCGTCAAATATAGCTAATTTTTTAGTAGCCGCGGCATTCTTAAGTCTATCTGCTGATATGTCATCGTCTGAATCAACGATTGCTTCCTTCGCTACTTTAATCAGCTCTTCAACTGCTCTGTGCCCAGCTTGGATTATACTCTTCTTCGTTTCCTTGATGTTCATATTTGATTGTAATAAAATTAGATAAAACTCGAAATAGTCTCTCGCCATCA